TCCGGTATGGCCTGCCCATCATCGCAGCCGAGAAGAGCGAGAAGCGGGCTAACCGACGCCTACTCAACGGTGCCTTGGAGCGAGGGGAGTGCCGGCTCATCAAGGGCATGTGCGATGCGGTGGCTACCGAGTGGGCGTCACTGGTCTACGACAAGTCGGGGCTAGACGAGGCCAAAGGCCTTGCGAACCACTGCGCTGATGCGGTACTGTACGGCTGGCGTCACTCGCAGGCGCACAGATCCGAACGCGTGGCTGTAGAGCCGGAGTATCAATCGCCAGACTGGTGGGCGCAACGTGCGGCAGAGGCTGAGGCAGCCGATCGCCGTGTCGAGGATGTCCCCGGCTATGAGCGATGGTAGCGACCCCTACGGCCATGCACTGCGCGCCATCCAGAGCCTTCGAGGCTGGGGCGCTGTAAGCGTTCGCGTCGGGGACATCTCTGCCACCTTCGCGCCTGGCCTCGCCGCGCTGCTGCCTGACGAGCCGCCCGCCAAGGAGATGACGGCTGAGGAGCGCGAGAAGGAAGCGGAGCGGATCATGTTCGCGAGTGCTGGCGGATGAGCGTGCGGTCAAAAAGGCGGCGCCGCGCCTGGCGTAAGGCTGAGTTCTACTCGTCGCCCAACATCGTGCGCAGCGCCACGTTCGCCCATCTGCATAGCCGCGTCTGGGCCGCTCCTAACAAGTACGACCGAGACGGGCGCTACCCGACCTATAACGATTGGGCCCCTCGATGACCGGCTTCCTTACCGCTGACACGCACTGCTCCGACCTTCGATGGTGGAACGTTGACCCTGAGAAGGCTCAGGACGTGGCTGCCGCTGCCGTATCCTACGCCAAGCACATCGAGGAAAGCTCCTCGCAGAAGTGGCGAGAGCGGATGTTCCAGCGCCACGCACGCCTGTACGGGAACGCGGAGATACTTGGTCTCAAGCCATGGGAGTTCGCTACCTACGGACCTGACACGGCCCGGTTGCAGATGAACGTGATCGCCTCGTGCATCGACACGGCGACCGCGAAGATCGCAGCGAACCGCCCGGCCCCGCAGTTCCTCACCAACGGCGCTGACTTCGAGATGCGGCGCAAGGCCCCCAAGCTCAACAAGTTTGGCAAGGGCATGCTGCACCAGTCCAAGAGCTACGAGCTTGGGCCGACGACATTCCGCGACGCGTCGACCTTCGGCACGGCCTTCTCCAAGGTGCTCGGCGACAAGGACGAGAAGTGCATCAACAACGAGCGCGTGTTCCCCTGGGACATCCTCGTGGAGGACCGCGACGGCTACCACGGCAAGCCCCGCACGATGACGCAACGGGCGTACATCGACCGGGCCGTCCTGCTGGAGACCTGGCCCGACCACGCTGAGGCCATCGAGCGAGCTGCCACCAAGGAAGTCCGTGGCGACGGTAGCCCTACCTCACAGGTCACGGTCTACGAGTCCTGGCACCTCAAGAGCGGGCGTAAGGCCAAGGATGGCCGCCATGTCATCGCCATTGACGGCGCCCTGCTCTTCCAGGAGGCATGGGACCGCCCCAACTTCCCGTTCGCCGTTCTGTATTGGGAACGGCCTGTGGCGGGCTTCTGGGGCCGCGGGATTGCCGAACGGCTGACCGGCATCCAGGTGGAGATCAACAAGCTCCTCGATCGCGTGCAGAAGTCCATGCACCTGCTCGGGGTCACCAAGATCATCCTACAGGCCGGCTCGGGCGTACCGAAGGCCCACCTTAACAACGACATCGGCGCAATCCTCACGGTCAACGCCGGAGCGCAGGCGCCTACTGTGGTGCCGCAGCAGAGCGTGCACCCGGAGATCTTCGCTCACCTCGACCGCCTCTATCAGCGGGCCTTCGACGAGGTGGGCATCAGCCAGCTCGCGGCGCAGTCCCGCAAGCCTGTTGGCCTGGACAGCGGCAAGGCTCTTCGGGAGTTCTCGGACATCGAGTCGGAGCGGTTCGTCATCCCGGGTCGAGCCTATGAGCAGTGGTTCATGGATGTGGTGGCGCTGGGCCTGGACGAGGCGCGGGAGATCCCCGGCTTCTCTGTCGACGTGCCCGACAAGAACATGAAGGTTGAGATCCGCTGGGCTGACGTGAACCTTGAGCGGGACGCCTACGTCCTCCAGTGCTTCCCGGAGAGCCTGCTACCCCAGACGCCGGCAGGCCGGTCTCAGACCGTGGCAGAGTGGCAGAAGGCTGGTTGGATCACGCCGGAACGCGCGATGGAGCTGGCGGATATCCCCGATCTGGAAGAGGCCGGCGACATCGCTACCGCTCCGCTTCGAGCCGTCCGTGCCCGCGTGTGCGCCATGCTGGATGACGGCGACTACCAAGCCCCCGAGGCGTACGACAACCTCCAAGTCTGCGTGCAGTATACCCAAGCCGTGTACCTCGACGAACGCGAGAAGGGCGCCCCCGAGAAGACTCTGGAGCTACTCCGCCGCTTCATGAACGAGGCAGCGGCCATGCTCGCGCCGCCCCCAGCAGCGCCTCAGCCAGGCCCGCAAGCCCCCGTAGGCCCGCCGCCTGGGATGCCGATGCCTGCCCCTGCTGGCCCACCTGTCGCGCCACCTGCACCCATGCCGATGGCGGCCTGACCCAAGACCCGAGGAAGAATGAGCGAAGCCACGACCGAGACCGTTGCCTCCGCGACCAACGGCGCCGCACCCGTGCAGGCGCCCACCGAGCCGGCTAAGACGCCGGAGACAGCAGAAGTCAAGAAGCCCGAGGCGCCCAAGCCGGCCCCGGGCGTCAAGGACTGGTCGGCCATCACCGCCGCCGAGAAGCGCCTCACGCGAGAGCGCCAAGGCGTGGAAGCGCGCGCCAAGGAAGTGGCGGCCAAGGAAGCGCAGCTAGCCGAGCGCGAGAAGGGCACTTCTGCTGGGATGGAGGCTCTCCGGAAGGCGTACAACGATGGGGACTATTCCAAGATCGAGAGCGAGTTCCCGGACATCTACAAGCGCCTCACTCAGCACAAGTTGTCTGCCAAGCGGCCCGCAGCACCCGCCGCACCGCCTCCGGTCACCGAGGAGGCCATCCTAGCCAAGCTGGAAGCACGCCAGAAGGCCGACCACGAGAAGGCTGTAGCGGAGCGCTGGACGGGCATCGAAGCGACGTGGGCAGAGCACATCAAGACGGCTGGAGAGAAGATCCCGCTACTGGCAATCGAGTGGGAAGACGATCCCGACTTGATTCGCAATACGCTCCGTGATATGGATAAGCGTCCTACGGCGCTCACGTTCGACGCGGCGTCCGCAGAGATGGAGTCCTGGCTAAAGACCAGGCTGGAGCGTAGACAGAAAGCGCTCGCCCCCACCGGCCAGGTGGAACCGAAGACACCGTCAGTTAGCAGCCCTGGAGACACAGCGGGCAACGTGAGTGGGTCGGGTGGTCCGACGACACTTACAGGCCGACTCTCGCAAGAGTCCGCGATGCCCGCTGCTCCGGCAGCCCCTGCGGGGACGGTTCAGGGAGATGATCCCGTGAGCGTCATCCGACGGAGGCAGGAACACGAGGCCCGCGAGCTTGAACGAGCTACCGCGGAGTTCGTGGCGCGACGTAAGTAGCGCTTCCGACTCTCCGCCCCGCGGAGTGTCTCATGGCTGATTTGGACATCACGGCATTTACGCCGGTCCTCAAGACGGTTTTCCCGAACGGCGAATACCCCAAGGACGTAGTCTACAAGGGCTCGCCCCTTCTCGGCATCCTCCCCAAGGACCCCAAGGCCGCCGGACTCGGCGAGTTGATCAAGGTCCCGCTCCGCTACGGCCTGCCCCAGGGCCGGTCGGCGACGGCTGGCACCGTGCTCGGCGCAAGCTCGGGTCAGAGCGCGTCGAAGTACAAAGCGTTCCAGATCACGACGGTCAACGACTACGCGGCGGCGCGCATCACGGGTGACGTGATCGACCGGTCGAAGTCGAACCCCGGCGCGTTCATCCAGGGCGCCAAGAGCGAGATCGATGGCGCCATGCGCCAGCTCAAGCGCTCTGCGGTCCATGCGCTCTACCACAACGGTGGTGGCGCCATCGGGCAGATTTCGACGGGCTCGACGGTCGCCTCGCTCGTCCTCACGCTCGCCGAGACGGCGGATATCGTGTGGTTCGAGGTCGGCCAGTTCATCCAGGCGGCCACGACCGACGGCACCAGCGGTTCGCTCAAGACCGGCTCGGCGCAGATCACCGCGATCGACCGCAACGCCGGCACCATCACGACGAGCGGCGCCAACTGGTCGACGCAGATCGCCGGCCTGGCGACGAGCGACTACCTGTTCGTCTCGGGCGACTTCGGCCTCAAGATGAGCGGCCTGGACGCGTGGATCCCCACTACGGCTCCTGGCGCCACGCTCTTCTTCGGCGTCGATCGCACGGCGGACCTCCAGCGTCTGTCTGGCGTCCGTGCGTCGGCGAGCCTCGCGGGTACTCCCATCGAGGAAGCGCTGCTCACTGCGGTCGAGCTGGTGTCGCGTCAGGGCGGGATGCCCGACACGATCGTCATGCACACGCAGGACTTCAAGAACCTCCAGAACAGCCTTGGGACGCGTGCACGCTACGTCCTGACGCCCTCGTTCGACGCGCCGACGGTCGGCTTCCGTGCCATCGAGATCATCCTCGGTGACGTGGAGTGCCGCATCTACGCAGACCGCGACTGCCCGCGTGGACGCATGTACGTGCTCCAGTTGGACACGTGGATGCTCTACTCGCTCGGCAGCATCCCCAAGATGCTGAACAACGACGGCCTCGACATGCTGCGCGTCGTGACGGCGGACTCGGTCGAGTTCCAGGGCGTGTACCGTGCGCAGCTCGCCTGCAACGCGCCTGGCTTCAACGGCGTGTTCACGATCGGCTGAGCCATGGCGAACCGCACAGTACATAGCGAGTACGGCTCGCTAGACCGTAACGTGGTCGTGGTCTATGCGCACATGAACGTCGGGGCTACCGGCGCCATCACTGCGCAGGACTGCAACGGCGTCACGCTGTCTCGTACCGGGGTCGGGGCGTATCGACTGACGCTAGCGGATGTGTATCCGCAGAGCGCAGCCAACTACGTCTCGGCTGGCACGCTGACTTCGCCACTCCTGTTCGTGGACTTCATCGTCCTCGATGCGGGTACGCGAATCGCGCCGACCATGACCATCATCAGCCAGACCGTCCACACCGACGGCATCATCAACATCCAGTTCGACTCCGCGGCCAACACGCCCGTCGAGTTGAACAGCGGATGTACCGTCCGGTTCGCCATTCACCTCAAGAACTCCACGACTCCGCGAAAGGGCTCCTGATCATGAGCATCACCGACACCTCCATTGGCCTTGGCGTAGTCCTGGGCACCCCGAGCGCGAACGGCGCTGGCGCGATCTTCTCGGTCCAGTCGGACCGATTCGGCGTGCAGCTCAACGCGGACTTCCGCGCGCGGTTCGCGGCCATGGCGGCCAAGAACATGGTCTTCTCGACCAGCACGGCAACGGCGGGCACCACGATCGTGGCGGCCAACGTGGCGCCTCCGGCGGCGGCGGCTGCGACGTTCCTGTCGCTCTACAACCCCGTGGGCAACACCTACGACTTCGAGGTGCTTTTCGCGGACATCGCGCGCATCTCTGGCACCGACGGCGCGCAGGCATGGTACTGGTGCGTGAGCGCCGGAAACACGGCGGCCCTCACGGCGACCACGACCTCGGCAGCGACCCCTCAGGCGGCTCGCGCAGGCACCTCGACGGCCAAGGCGTACACGCAGGCGGCCATTACGGGTGGCCTGGTCCACACGACCATGCGCATGTTCCCAACGGTCGGCTTCGCGGCAGCCATCGCGGCCACCACGCCCAACCAGATCGTCCGCGAGTACGTGGACGGGTCGATCGTCGTGCCGCCCGGCTCGGTGCTGACGCTCGCCCCTGGAGCGGTCGGTACCACCGTCGTCGCGTCGGCGTCGATCACGTGGGCGGAGCTGCCCATCACCGGTACGGGCGGCGTCTGATGTCCGGTCCCGAGGCTGTAGAGTCTCGGGTGCGTTCGATGCTCGGCGGCAAGCCAGAGATGGCAGCCGCCGAGCCAGACGCAGACGACCTCGGAGAAGTGGTCGACCCCGAGCAGATGACGCTAGAGGCTGGCTCTGCCGACCTCATCGCAGCGGTTCAGGCGGGCGACCCTGGAGCGGTTTCTCGCGCCTTCCGCTCCATGTTCGAAGCGCTGATGAGTCCCACCGAGTGAGGTAGCCGCATGGCCCGTGTCCGCACCCTGCTACAGCTTCGCACCGAAGTCCGGCAGCGTGCGGACATGGAGGGCGATAGCCACGTCACCGACGCGGAGATCACCCGCTTTGTCAACCAGTCGTGCGCGCGATTGCACGCCATGATGGTGGACTATGACGAGGCGTACTTCATGTGTCGCGCCACGTTGACCACGGTGGCGGGCACGGCGCTCTACGCCGTGTCCAAGATCGACGGCGTCGAAACGGGATTCTACAAGCTCCTCCACGTCGCTGCGAACATCAACGGCTGGCAGCGCTCGCTAGACCGATGGACGCCAGAGAAGCGGACCCTCTACGAGAACGCGTCAACGTGGGGCGTGCAAGCGCTCCCGGTGTCCTACCGGCTCAGCATCCAGTCTAACAACGCTTCCGCTGGAGGTGTTGGACTGTTCTTCTCGCCCACGCCTGACGGTGCCTACGTCATCACGGTAGACTACGTCCCGTCGTTCGTGGACCTAGTGGCCGATGGCGACAACTACTGGTCGGGTGATGGCTGGGAGGAGTGGGTGGTCCTCGACGCGGCCATCAAATGCTTGACCAAAGAGGAGTCTTCGACGACGGACCTTGTGAACGAGCGCGATCGCGTCCTGCTCGACATCCAGGCCCAGATGCGGACACCCGACCTCGACCACCCGGGCACCGTGCGCGACACGGAGAACGCCGGGTATGGTAGGGACTGGATGCAGGTTCGTTCATGACCGCTCAGATTGACCTCGTCTCTACCGGCAACCCAGACCACGTCCAGCTAGAGACGGCGGTCCGCCGCGCGTTGGACCAGGCGCGGCGCCAGACCATCGACGCTGCTACCGATGCCGAGAGCTATCAGGCTGGCTCGCCGACGGATTGGGCTAGCCCTGCCCCCACGACGCAGGACGCGGCGTTGAACCGCTTGGCGGCGGCGGTGTCCGGTCTGCTCGGTGGGCCTATCCCGTGAGCCTAGACAAGCGCGTTGTGACGGTGCCGCTCGTGGACGGCCTGTCAGACAATGACGACAACTCCGCGAGTGACCCGCCGGGGTGGATCTCCATCGGCGAGGTCCGCTGGTCGCGTGACAAGCAGATCGGCAAGCGTAACGGCGTAGCGCTGGACGTGGCCCACGGGTCTGGTACCCAGGCGGCGATTGCCAAGGCTCCGAACTCCATCGTCGACATGGATGGAGTCCCGCACCTGCTCACCGCTGACGGGACACTACGACGCGACCCTATCTTCGGGTCGTGGTCGTACGTCAATGCGTCTGCCCCACGACCGTCGCGGTTGGTCTCTGACCCTCTAGTTAGGGTCAATGACACGACCAACAAGTCCGACGGGGCAGTGGCCGGTAACACCGCCTGTGCCGTGTGGGAGGTCATCAAGCCGGCGGGTACCGTACCCGTAGTCTATTACGGCTTCTGGGATATCAGCGGGGACGTTCCGCGGCCCTTGGCCCCACCGGTGGCCGTAGTGGGCAACGCGCCGCGCGTGGTGGCGCTGGCATCTCGCTACTTCGTGATGACGTGGATCGACCTACCCACGGGCGCCCGGCACATCCAGTCGGCCGCGTACGACACCACGGCAGGCACGTACAC